GTGTCGTGTGATACTAGTCACACTCGCACCAGATAGAGCCTGCGATGTCCTCGCCTGTTTCTATCTGGCAGATGTCGCAAAACCAAGTGCTAACAAATACTGTGTTGCTCATTAGTTTTCCTCTTTCGCTAGTAGGTAGGCGTTATTTAAAGGGCGAGGGTTATTAGAAAACATAGCCTCTATTTTAGCCTTATCCTTTTCACGCTGTATCGCATAGCGTTCTTGTTGTTCTTTTCTAATTCGTTCTAGTGTATTCATTAGATGATTACCTTTCGTTTGTTTTTGTTATACCTTAAGCATAGCATGGGGGTCTGACAAATGTCTAATCCAAAATGCGTATAATTCGGACATTGTGAGGTGTATCACAAAAAAATCGTGTGAGATGAGTCACAAATGACCATTCATTATGGGCGCACTATCCGAAATGTCCGTTTTGCCTAGATTGTGTATCATACATGTAAAAAATATATTAACATTTTCTTAAATCTAAAAAAGCAGTCAACTAGAATAAATGGCGGGGGATATGGTAAGATACTACTTGATCAACATAGCTGTTATATAAGCTATTGACTTTGGTAAAAGTAAAATGCTACACTTAGTTTGCTTTGTGGGGGGCTTACCCTGAAACTCAATATGTACCAGATAACATCTGTGGATATATGTTCCAGGAATTGCTTTCTCTATCTTTCCAAAAAGAAAAAATTTGGGGGGTAGGGGGGCTTTCCTAAAATCTAATATCCCCAGATAAAATCTATAAAACAAGATAAAGAACATAAGACAAATAGGTGAATGAAGACTTCTGATATTCACTTTAAAAAAACGGGGGTAGAACAGTGAAACTTCTTTTGGCTATAGCCATAATAACTGCAATGACTTTTACCCTTGGTATAATATATCAGATAATAGGCTAATATAAGGGCCTATAGCTTAACCTGGTTAAAGCAATTGTCTTATATGCAATCGACTTTGGGTTCAAATCCCAATAGGCCTACTTGGAGGAAATATGGATAATGTAAGAGTGCCAGATGAATGGCCAAAAACTAAGAAGGCTAAATTCCTTCTTGTATGCTTTGGCATTGTAGTACTATTTCTTTTTTTTAATTTATAGATCTACTTGGTTTCACGTGAAACATGGAGTATAATATTACTATGCTAGCCTATGATGTTCCTCTTTCCGCCCTCCTTTTTATTGTATATGCTGGAGTACCAGCAGAAAATAATATAGGGCCTACTGAGGAGCAATTAGACGAGTATATAGCGATGTTAAAAAGAATTCAGGACTATGGTCTCTAATTTTCGGCTCACTTTTCGCCGCACTTTTTAGGACATTGAATCTGTAGAATATGTAGGGTATAATATACTTATTCTTAAAAATTAAAGGAGATACACGATGAGATTTTTTAGTACAATTGACTCTGAAAGAGTAAACGCAATCTGGAACAAGTTCGATCTTTTTCTAGTTAAAGAATTCAAAGAAGCAAACCCATCTTTATCAGACGAAGAAATCTTGGAAGCAACAAAAGATGGCAAGCTAACAATTAAATACCAAGAAGATCAAAACTACGATGGATTGCTTTATGAAACAGCAAATCTAAAGCTAGAAGAGTCTGAAGAGTATCTAGTAGCAAACTTCGGCACAGAGTCTGACATAGCAGATCTTGAATCTTGGAAGGCTGCAAATTAATGGGAATCCTTGATGATGTAACACATGCTGAAGAGCAACCAGTAATTACTCTTCCTGCAAACTCAGAAAGAGAATTTATTTCTTTTGAAATTACAGACGAAGAAGTTCTTGAAATTAAAAATTGGCTAAATTCTGCTACAGATGAGGAAAAAGAAACAATTGAGCATTCTAATATAACTAGAATTAATTACTCTCATCCAAGACTTCCAGTAAGACCTACTTTAACTGCAATAAGAGAAAAGCTTGTAGAGCTAGCTGATTTAAAAAGCCTACCAAGCATAAAAAATTATTACACAATGGCTTACTCTAACGCCGAGCCTTTTGAACATACTCATACAGTTTCTTTAGAGCTAGATCCAGATGCAATAGTTGTAAAAGCTTATATTGTATTAGATGGTAGCTTAAAAATAAATGGAATTTCTTCTAAAGTGTTTGCACCAAAAGAAATTGTGTTTTTTGTATCAGATTCTGAAAATGAAAACATCATGAGTTCAGGAGAAGAAGATTCTCTTATTTTGGGACTCACTTTAGCATAACAAAGATTAATTTTTGTAAAAGTTAGGTATTTTTATAAAAGCTGGAAGTACATATCTTGTAGGTCCTTCTGTTACAAACCTTACTCCATGCTCCCATTCTGGATCCCCACCAAATAGTAAAAGATCTCCAGGTTCTGGTTTCATTTCAAATCCTTTTTTAGCCCAAAAAATTTCACCACCGTTATAATCATTATTTATGTATATAACTCCAGCGTGTTGTATTGATTCATCTGTATTTTGATCATGATGAGATACTAGCTGTACCCCATCATACATTCTCTGTATAAAATAAAATCCACTTAGTAAAAGTCCTTCTTTGGTTTTTTCAAGCACATCATTAAATCTTTTATCTATTCTTCTGTGTATATCTGAGTCAATGAAGGATACGTTTTTATCATTCCAGTTTAATGTTACTTCGTATAAACCTTCTTTAACTAAATTTTCTATATCTTCCCTGCCAAATTTTTCTTTTGTAAAAACCTTTAGCTGGTCTGTATACCACTTATCCCATTGTTCTTCAGAGGTGTTATTTATTATACCCATGTATTCTTCAATGTCTTCTTTCGTTATAAAGTTTTTAACAACAAGCAATCCATCAATAGGAGTTTCTACGGTATATCCGCTTTCTTCAAATTCTTTTTTCATCCAAGTGGTCATAGTATTATTGTATCACTCCTTCCACATAATAGCTTGGCCAGTAGGTAGCTCAAGTATATTGTGATCTTCAAAAGCGTCTTTTACAGCTTTTCTAGATCCTTCTGTTTTGTAAGAACCGTAGTCATCACATATTAATACTCCGCCAGAAACTATTTTAGGCCAAAAATATTCTATTGATTCTTTTGTTGGCTCGTATAAATCTACATCTACATGTACAAATGAATACTGTTTTTCTTCAAGGTCTTTAAATACTTCTGGTATCCAGCCTTTTTTTAATTCTATATTTTTGTATCTAGATAGGTTATTTTTTGCCCACGCCATTTCAGATTTTAGTTTTACTGTTTTAAAGTATTCTGTATCAAACTCTCCTGGCTCAGAAACGCCTTCCCAAGAATCAATTCCTATAAAAGATTTGTTGCAAAACTCGGCGGTAAAGAACATTGTCATTCCAGCATAAACACCAGTCTCAGCAAAGTTTAAATTTGGATTGATTACAGATTGATGTTTTGCCAGCTGTCTTAATATAGATATTCTTCCGTACTGAGCATTGTCCATAGAATTCTGTATGTTACATATTAAATTAAAATCATTATGTAGTTTTACAAAATCTTGGTCTTCAGTCCATCTGCTTAAATATGAGTCCATTTTGCTCCTTAAACAAAAAACCCCAAAGGAGGCGGATCCTTTAGGGTCTTTGTTGCGTTATATCCGCATAGTGTAATTAATATCACACACTTATATTGTAGTATATTTTTTTTGACAAAGCAATACTATTTTACGAGTTCTTTTTCAAGAAGCACATCGTATACAGCAGTCAATGCATGATTAATAGAAGGAGTGCTTTGCTCAATAAACTTATCTACTTCAGCTTCTTCCATACCGCTTGCTAGAGCCATGCTCTTATTTGTTTCGCTAAAAACCTCAGTCATGAGGTTGATTATTTCTTCTCTATCCATTATTCTCCTCAGAAATAAATGCTGGGGAAGGTCCCAGCAAGAATCCTTCTTTATGGTATTCTACCATTTTCTCTATTTCTTTTACATCCCCACCTTGCTTGGCTATCAGGCATAATACGTCATATATCCTATGAAGCATTATATAATTTACCATAGGCAGATTGTCTTCTAGGTTGCTAGAATTAGTTTCAGTCATTTTTTACTTTTATATCTTCAAGCACTTCGTCAATTGTATTTAAGCCTCGAACTTTAGCTAGCTCTAAATATGATTGTATGACATTTAATGCTTTTTCAGCAAGAAATGCCCTAGGTATATGTGCACATGGTATATTAGAAGACATATCTAAAACCAAGTCCTTATTAAACTTGCTTTCTATTTGCATTTTCTATTTCTTTCACCATTTTGCTATAAAGGGCTGTACCGACATAGCTTTTGTATTTACAAGAAACACAATAAATAAAAATTTTATCTTCGTTGTCTGTGTTAGAAAAGAGAAGGCCTTGATCTAATGGACAAGCCATTTCTGAAACAAGACCTTCTCTTGAAAGGCTCAGATATTCAGATACCAATTGTATCTTAATAGTAAATCCTTTCTAACTTCTAGATGGAAATTTGTTTAGCCACTCTTTTGTTCGAGGAGTTAAACCTTTCCATGACGACCAATCTTGACCGCCATTGGTCATATAATACGTTATCTCTGCGTTGATTGCTGGATCAAATAACGAATAGTTACTGTCCAGTTTGAACTTTTCTTTACGATTATCACCTAGGTTTCCCAACATGTTAATCTGAAAAATTCCATAAGAGCTGTCTCCAGTTTTTATGTTGCCGTTATAAGCCATTGGGCGTCCATTAGACTCCTTTTTAGCTACGGCCCACGCCATTTTAAGGGCGCTACCCTCAAAGCCTACAGCTTTGAGAAGTTCAACCAATTCTTTATCTGTTAAAGACTCAGATGGTTTCCACACAGTATTACTGAATTGCTTCAGCGTTTCCTTGTCAAGTTGTGCTTCGGTTTTTACATCTGGTTTTACAACCAGTGCAGATGCTGATTGAATCATTTCTGGTTGACCAGTAAATAAAAACAATACAGCTACTGCTATTGCAACATAGTGATGTAAAACATCGCTAAGTTTTTCTTTTATATTCTCCATAGGCATTTCCTCCAATAGAGATAACGAACTCTAAGAATACCATTAAAAAGTTTAATCTGTCAACCTAGAGTTCATGTTATATTTGTTTTAGTTAACTAATAATAAAGCTGTTTTCTTTAGTTTTAATTTAATGCTCTTCCCATGCGTAAAAAAGTTTGGTAGAATAGGACTCTACTTAAATTAAATTAGACCGCTAGGCGGAGAAACAGGTACTATAAATGTCAAATACTATTGCAAACCCTTACGAAAATTTTATTGCGTTATCGCGTTACGCTAGATGGATTCCAGAAGAGAACCGTCGTGAAACGTGGGGTGAAACAGTAGATAGATATTTTGATTACATGCTGAATCACTTAAAACAAAACCACAATTATATTCCAACTGAAAAGCTTGTAGCGGAATTAAAAGACGGTGTATTCAAAAGAAATGTCATGCCCTCAATGCGCTCCGTAATGACTTCAGGAGCAGCATTAGAACGAGATAATGTTGCAGGATACAATTGTGCTTTTTTGCCAGTTGACTCACCACGTTCATTTGATGAAACAATGTATATCCTTATGTGTGGAACGGGTGTAGGGTTTTCTGTTGAATACAAGTACATTAATAAACTTCCTGCCGTCCCAGAATCTTTAGAGAAATCAACTACAGTTATTACTGTAGAAGATTCAAAGCAAGGATGGGCAAAAGCATATCGTGAGTTGCTAGCCCTTCTTTGGTCGGGTCAGATTCCAGCAATAGATGTTTCTAAGGTTCGTCCTGCAGGCGCAAGACTTAAGACAATGGGCGGAAGATCATCTGGCCCGCAGCCATTGGTTAACTTGTTTGATTTTACAATTGCAAAATTTAAAAATGCCGCAGGAAGAAATCTTAAGCCAATTGAATGTCATGATATTATGTGCAAGATTGGTGAAGTGGTTGTTGTAGGAGGAGTTCGTCGCTCAGCAATGATTTCTCTTTCTAACATTAATGATATTGAAATGGCACAGGCTAAATCAGGAAACTGGTGGGAGCAAAGCCCTCAGAGAGCGTTGTCTAATAATTCTGTTGCATACTCACGCAAGCCAGATATGGAGCAATTTATTGCAGAATGGAAATCTCTATATGACTCAAAGTCGGGAGAACGAGGTATATACAATGTGGCCGCAGCTCAAACCCAAGCAGCCAAATATGGAAGAAGAGATCCAGATATACACTATGGCACTAACCCGTGTTCAGAAATTATTTTACGTCCTTACCAGTTTTGCAATCTTTCAGAAGTCGTATTACGTGAAGGTGATACAAAGAAAGATATTGAACGCAAGGTAGAACTAGCTACAATCCTTGGCACATGGCAATCTACGCTTACTGATTTTAAATATCTTAGAAAAATCTGGAAAGATAATACAGAAGAAGAACGCTTGCTTGGAGTATCTTTAACAGGACAATTTGGAAATAAGTTTATGTCAGGAAAAGAAGATTTGGTTTCCCTCGAAGCCTTTTTAATGAATCTTCGTGAATCAGCAAGAGAAGCAAATAAGAAAGAAGCAGGGAAAATTGGAATTCCCGAGTCTGCAGCTATTACATGTGTAAAGCCATCTGGAACTGTTTCCCAATTAGTTGGAGTGTCTTCTGGCATGCATGCGTGGCACTCTCCATACTACGTTAGAACTGTTCGTGGTTCCAAGGGGGATCCTATTTCTGTATTTCTTAAAGAAGTTGGAATTCCAGTAGAAGATGATGTAATGAAGCCAAATGAAACTTATGTTTTTTCTTTTCCAGTAAAGGCACCAGAAGGTGCAATTGTTAGAAATGATTTGACAGCTATTGAGCACCTTAATATTTGGCTGGTTTACCAACGTGCATGGTGTGAGCATAAGCCATCTATTACAGTTTCTGTAAAAGAAGATGAGTGGATGGAAGTTGGCGCCTGGGTGTACAAGCATTTTGATGAAGTGTCTGGAATTTCATTCCTACCACATTCAGATCACTCTTATAAGCAAGCCCCTTATCAAGAAGTAAGCAAGGAGGAGTACGAGGCCCTTGTTGCAAAGATGCCAAAGGAAATTCGCTGGGAAGATCTATCTTTTTATGAAACAGAAGATGGAACTTCAACAAATGCTACTCTTGCTTGCAGCTCTGATGGCAATTGTGAATTGGTAGATATTAGCGCATAGTGGTACAATAATAGAATTGGGCTAAAGCCCAAAATTCCTAGGCTACCCGCCTAGAAATAAGGAGGATCAAAAATGGCAAAAGCTAAAGAAGATCTTAATGGAGATGGAAAGGTTACAATGCAAGAGAAAATTCTAGCAGCACTAGCAAGTTATGGACGTCATTTTCTAGGAGCAGCAATTGCTCTATATATGACTGGCAACACTAGTCCAAGAGACCTACTATTGGGCGGATTTGCTGCCACAGCACCCGTAATTTTGAAAGCACTTAATCCAAACGAACCATCGTTCGGTTTCACAAACAAGTAAATATAGTCGATTAGAAATACTCCTGTGCTAAAATTAGTACAGGAGTATTCCTATTTAGGAGACTATGGCAAATGGCAGGACAAAAGAATTTCGAAGTAGATCAGAATGCAACATTTAGCTTTGTAGTAGAATATAAAGACGACAATGGTAATGCGATTGATCTCACTGGCGCATCTGCAAAAATGCAGGTTCGT